GGAACAGGAACGGCACGGAAATAGCGGGTTCTGTTGTTTTCGGTGTGTAGATGTTTACACCGTTTACATCGAACACACTATATCCCGGATTGGCGTCCGCGCACTTCTTGGCATTTTCGAGGATTTTGAATGCGCCCTTCTGCGTCTTGGAATCCGCCCATGTCTTGCGGACACGGTACCAGGCGACAGGCTCGGCGTTTTCTTTCACATCATACTGCGTGAGGTTCCACCGCTCGATGATGGAGCAGAGCTTCTCCACATAGGTAAGGCTCGTAGCATAGCCGCCGTTCTTGATGATCTGAGCCGCTTTTTTGTAATCGGTGCAGCCTTTCAGACCGTCATAGCGGAGCTTGCTGCCGTTCTTCGCTCCGAGAAGATACGCGCTGTGGTCTGCGATGGAATCCTCCACACACGGGTATTTGCGGAAGTCCGCCGTGATAGTCTCATAACTGCCGTCAGCGTTCTGCTCCTTCGTCTGCTTGGTGTATTTGCTCTTGCCGTCCCAAGTCGAGCCGCTCCATGTGTTGCCGGAGAGGGAGCATTTCATCCCGAACACGTTATTTGCGTTCTGTGCGAGATCCGACTTACCGTAACCGGATTCGAGGATGAACTGCGCCATAGAAACGCAGGCGAGGACGCCGGTTTTCTTCTGGTCCGCAGTAAACAATACGCCCACACTCTTTACAATATCTGCCTCGGATTTCCCGGCGAAGGCAGAAGCCTGTGTTCCCTGTGTAGTTGTAGGACCATCGGTACCTCCGGTACCACTACCGAGAGCCGCCGTGACCTTCGCAGCCAGATCGCCCATCCTGGCATACATCCAGTTGCCGGGACACGACTTGTTGGCAAACCAGCGATGGACGGTCAGCACCATCTCTCCGGGTTTCGGAGAGTAATTCAGCGTCTTGTCCTTATCACCGAACCAGAGCAGCTTGTTCTTGCCGTTGCGCCTGCAGATGTCCACGCACAGCTTGATGAGCGTCTGATAGACCACATCACGGAATGCATACGGCTCCGTGGTGTCGCTGGCACACTCGATAGTGATCGCCCTTTGGTCGTTGGCATTGGAGGAGGAACACCAGGAGCGGTTCTTCTCCTCCACATACATTCCGACTCTGCCGTCCTTGTCGATGCCGTAGTTGGAGGAGGCTTTCGTGGAGGATTTTGCGAACCAGTCTCCAAGCCCCTCCGCCGTACACTGGCCGACCACGCAGTGAGGAGTAATGCGGTCGATGCTCATGGTACGCTGCCCGGAATTGTTCGGGCTGAGTTTGGTGTATGCCACCATAGGGCTGTTCGTATATGCCATTACTCGTCACCGCCTTTCTCGCTGCGGTCGTGGAGCTGCTCCAGCACCGCTTTCAGCTTCTCCGGCACGGGCAGACCGAGATGCGCTGCATTCTCTACCAGGGAAACTCCCTCGTTGGAGATGTAGAAGAAGATCACCGCCGTGCGAAGCACCGAGCCTGTGCCGATGACCTGCACATCGAGGATGTTTGCAATCCCCACAAGCAGGAAAATCAGCACCTTGCGGCAGATACCCTTAAAGCCGACCTCGCTGGAGAGTTTCTTGTCCGCCACGGCGCACATGACTCCCGTGATGTAGTCCACGGCTACAAAGACAACCAGCGCGATGAGCAGACCGTCACAGCCGCCGAGGAAGTAGCCGAGCCACCCTCCGATGGCTGCGAAGACAAGTTGAATGGTGTTCCAGAATTCTTTCATGATGTGAGTCCTCCTTTGTTTTTTGCATGAAAAAAGCAGCCCGTTCGGACTGCTGTGTTACCTGTTAAAGGTTGTAGTATTCTCTTGGCTTTCCTCCGCTGCCGGTGCGGTTCGCATAGGAATAAAGGTTATTTAAGATCACGTCAGTATCATCGTAGCGGTCGACCAGCTTGTAGCAAGCGATAAACGGGTCGAAGTATCCGAGGTCTTCCGGCTCGATGTACGAGGACTGCCGTTTGCCTTCCGTGAGGATCGCCGAACACTGTGAGCAGATACGGTCGCAGTCCTCATGGTATTTTTCAGGCGTGTCGCCCTTTAAGAACCAGTGCGCGTCATGCCACCTGCAATTGTGATAGCAGGCACTGTTGGCAATCATGGTGTACTGATAGCCTGCCGGGAGTTCCGAGAGGGAGTCCAAGTGTCTCGCAAACCAGTGAAAAAGCACGATGCGGTCATACATGGAAAAGTCGCCGATCCGGAGTTCTTCGAGCGTCAGCGCCCGCGTGATGGAAAGCGTAAGCCGCACCTCCGGGTATTCCTGCTTGATCCTCGCGGCCAGCTTGTCATCGTTCAGGATGAAGTGATGGATTCCAAGAGCGCGGTATTTTCGTATCATGGTGATCGTCGCCTTCTTCTGGGCGAGGATGCAGACCGGGATACCAAGAGCCAGCAGGCATTTGATGCGAGAGACATATTCCTCATAGGACTTCGGGTAGCTGTCCCGGTAGGTGATGTCAAAGCGGGTGTTTTCGCAGTCGTCCTTCCAGGCGGCAGCATAGATGCAGTCGATGTACGGAATCAGAGCAGGACGCTGCAGGAGCTTCTCCGGGTATTCCGGGTCAAGGTTATATGGCACTTCAAACTGTTTCATGCTTCCTCCGTTTCTGTCAGTGTATAGGTGACCTTCATCGTTTTATCCGCCGTTTTGATAACAGGCGTGGACAGGTTGTTGATGGTGGCGAGGTAAGGCGTGTATAGATACAGTTCCTTGCGGAAGTGATAGCCGTAGTAGCTGTAAAAATACTCCTGATAGGCGTAAGTCTTGTACCGGGAGATCATCCGCTGTCCCCATGTCTCACCGTCTGTGGTTGTGGCCTTGTTTCGGACATAGAGCTTCGGTTCGCCGTTGTAGAAATACCAGCCGTTGATGACCACATCATCGTCCACGCAGAAGGTGTACTGCTGCGCGCTGTTATAGGCGATATTCGGCACGACCTCGACATTGGCCACGTTCGTGGTATCGAGACGATAGACCGTATTTCCGATGGCGAACATCAGCCACTTGCCGCTCATGCCGATATTGGAGATATCCGTGGTGTCGTTTGGAAGCACGATTCTCTGCGTCGTACACTGACCGTTGCTGATCTTATCCATGAACCACTCAAAGCCGGTGCGGTCGTACCGTTCCGAGCCATAGCTCATCCCCACATAGGTGCGGATTTCTTTCCGGGCGATGCCGTACCAGTTGCCGTCCGCTGCGTGGAAAAGATAGTCCATACGGGTTCCATCGTTCCAGTAAGGCGCATCCGTATCGTCCTTGCTGCCGCCCACGAAGTGCGTCCAATAAGGGTAGTGGTTCAGTTCGATAGTTGTTTCTTCGCTTGCTTCCGTTGCCATCTGCATGAAAGTTCGGATCATGAGCCGGGCGTGGATATAATCCTCCGGGACTTTTCGCAGCGTCACGGATGTCTGGTTATGGACAGCCACGAGCTCCAGACGGTAGCCTTCGCCGATAAAGGTCCTGTGGTTGTGGCGGTAGCTGTTGTTATCGATCTCGCCATCGAGGACATTGTTGGATTTCAGCTGCACAAAATAATTGTTCGTGTATTTGCAGCCGCGCCCGGCGAGGATATTCGTCAGAGCAATGCAGGAAATGGTGCCGTTTGCCTGTGAGGTCGCAAAGTCCCAGACGTACTTGAAGCCGCCATCGACTGCCTTGCTCTCGGTCAGGTTCCGGCTACCGCGCTGCACATCCTCTGTGGTGTTCACATCGTTGGAGGCGTATCCGACCAGCGGATTGCTAAGAGGCGCATAGATGGTCGTCGGGTCTTCCTCGATTTCATTCTGGTAGAGAAGCACGCCTCCCGTAAGCCGTGAGTAGATAGGCAGGAGCCATGCCTCACCGCTTTGGCTGTCAAAATATGGACTGTCGTACATCGTGCCCTGCAGGTTGGTGTTCAGGACATCGAAAACGGCCTCGGTGACAAGGTTCTCGTCTTCATATATTTCTTTCTCACCTGTTTTTACATTGGTGAGCTCTATAACGCTTTTTCCTTTGAGCATAATCATTCCTCCGTGTTCAGATAGTCTGTAGTGATGGAGCGCACATAGCCGTTTGCACCGCTTATGATAATGCGGTACATAAGCTGCCCTGTGATGGCCTTCAGTGACCATGCGTCAGTGCTGATGGCTTCAAGCGCCGCCTTGGTCATGCCGGACTGCTCCTCGGACAGCTGCGCCCAGGTGTTATTGGAATATGTCCACCACGTTTCTCCGGCATCGAAGGATACGGCAAAAAGCGCGGCATCGTCCGCATCCACGGTGACCTTCTCAATGCCGATGATGGATGCATCGGACATATCGATGTTTTCCGAGTAGATAGTCTGCGGTTTCGGCACTCCGGTATAACTTGCCGTGAAAGGCGGAAAGCGGTTCTGTGAATCGTGCCAGTAAAGGATGGTCGGGTCGGTGAGCGTCAGGAGCAATGCTCCGTCCGGAATATCCTGCACTCCGTAGGTCTCGAAAACCTCTGCGGTCAGTTCTGTTTCCGCAAGTCTTAAGAGGGCGTTATCCTCAACGGTATAAAGGTCGCCGTTTACATCCGTGATAAGGTACCGGCGGTTGTACGGGTCGAGCAGCACCGGGAGCGTATCCGAGCGAAGGAAAGCCGTCCCGGTATCGTCCTGATGCAGAAAAGCGATCTGCGCTCCGGCAGCGGGCGTGAAGGAGATGTTCCCGGTGCCGGTTACGAGGACACACTCCCCGAAGTAGGAGGTGTTCGTCGGTACGGTTTCAAAGTTCAGAACGATGTCGCCGGTATCGAGAAGCAGCAGGTCCCAGACGTGCCGTACATCTGCACTTGTAGCGCCGTAGTTGGTATAGCCTTCCCAGCGGATACGAAGGAAATTGTAGTAGCCGTAAATCGTGCCTTCCTCCCGGCGGATCGTCCAGACCTTGGCATCCCGGCGATGGACTTTTACTTGCTCTGCGTTGGTGCCGATGCCCATCCACGAGTTTCCGTTCACATAGATGTTCGCCGCCGCCACGTTGTTGTAGGTAAACCAGCTGACGCCGGCCAGGGTGTCGGTACCGTCATCGTTCCCGGAGTTGTTCCGGGTGATGGTCATATTGTCGGTGCTTGACAGCACTTCCTGGATAGAGAAATAATCAGCCATTTTGCACCTCCAGTTCTGATATTGATTCGTAGTTGGTAAGGCCGAGGTTGTATGCTGCAAGGCTGCCACGGTCGATTTCCAGCGCTGCGCCCTCAATGGTTTCTGTCATGCTCCCGACAAGGACAGCCGCGCTGTTTGAAAGCTCCGTATAGTGGGTGCTTGTCATGTTCTTTGCAGAAACATTCCAGCCGCCTATAAAGGGCTCCGTCATAAACGGGTGGATCACAAGCCCGGTCAGGGATTCAAAGTCCGAGGTGGATATCGTGAGCGCATCCATACGGCCACGGTCGAGGCTTCGCTCTGTGCCACCTGAAATCTCAAAGGACTGCCGGAGCCGGAAATCCGCATCGTCCGTGACATAAACTCTGCTGTAGGACATTTTCCGCTTGTCGCTAACATCGATCACATCATGAACGACCGGCGCAAAGATGCGGAGGTTATCCGAAAGGGTGTAAAGCGGCATACCGGAAAGAAGCACCTGCGAAATGCGGTCTGAGGCTCCGGTTGAAGTCGGTGTGATAAGCGCCGTTTCCACAGAGCCCTCCAATGCAAGATGCTGCATCCCGGAAAGCAGGATCATGGTCATATCGTCGCTTGCCGTAATGCGCCCGTCCCATCTGTCCTGCGCACCCAAGCCCTGACCTGTGATGGCTGCGAGGATGTTCTGCGCGGCAATCATGGCAGAGCCGGAGCCGACAGAAATCCAGACCTCAAAGGTGTGCAGCATCTTTTCTGCCATACCAAGGAGCGGATAGAACAGATTCAGGACGTGCATCCCGGAATGCCATGTTTCCTGCGGATGGAACTCCGCTACCTCCGTACCGTCCTTGACATAGGTGACCGTGATATGAGCCTGTCCGTCCTCGTCCCATTCGACAGGAACCGTGACGGTGGTGGCAAGCTCCCGGTCAGTGGTAACAGTCTCATTCGTCTCTTCGTTGGTGGATTCCTCCGGAAGTATCGTCGTTCCTGTGCCTTCTGCGGTAACGGAGCGATCCACAGGGTTTGCCGTGACGTTCATGAGGATCGCGGCTTTGAACTCACAATCCGTTTCCTCCTGCGTTGCAAACTCGATGTTTACGATCTGTACCCGTTCTTCGCCAAGGGTATAGGGCATCGAATTGATGTAGGAGTAGGTTGCCATTTTCGTGGCTTCAACGGAGTTCATCAGACCGCTAATGTTCTTATCGTTTTTGCTTTTCGCTTCTGCAAGGCGAGGGTTCTTTCCTACGCACTTTAAGGAGCACTTCCCGTTGATTTTTATGGTGATGGAGGTGATTGCCGCCATCTGGGAAGCGTCTGCCTGCCCGCCGGTGAAAACGAGCACATCGCCGGGATCGAGTGCCGGGTCCCCGATGGTCTCGGAATCGAACGGCACATAGTTTATGACCGAGATGGTATTAAGGAGCGTGGTCAGAATCCGCCGCCTCGTTTCCTCAAGACCGAACTGCAGGAGGTAGTTGACCTCAAGGTTCATGGTCAATCCATCGTCCGGGTCAAGGGAATAATACTCGGCGGTTTCCGTCCGCTTATTTGTGGAATTGATCGCCGTATAGCGCGTCACAAAATCCGAAAAGCTGGAGGAATACCGATGGGTATTGTTTATCGTGACCGCAGGCTCCGCCGTATACTGCACGAGCACCAGCTTTCCTTCCCGGTTGATCTGGGCAAAACAGCCGAGCGCCTGCGCCAGATAGTGCAGAAAATCACGCCAAGTCTCGATGTCGTTTTCCGGGTAGATGCCAAGAAGCTCCGTGCCGTTTGGCAGGGCTTCGATTTCTGCCTGCGTCTGGGCAAGCTCCACACCGCAGGTGGTACACATGACAGAGAGAAAGTCATAAGGATAGCCGCTGGACTGCGCCTCGTTGTATTCCTTATCGAAGTTCAGCATGGCATCGTAAGCTTTAAGTTCGAGCGTTTTTACCTGTCGGTTCGCCTCGGCCACATAGAAGATGCCCATCGGGACATCCTCGACCACGCCGCCCGGAAGGTTCAGGTGGAAATACAGCCTGACCTCTGCGTTCTCCAAGGAGTAGCGGTCGACACTTGAAAAAAGAGAAATGCCCAGCTCCGCAGCAAAGACGGAGCCGAGCTCGATTTCAGAGGAACCGGAACATTGACGGGAGACATACCCGGAGCCCTTTACGATGTCCTCGTTTGTGAAAGGGTATTCTCGACCGGCGGTCGTGGTGATCTTCCCAGACCATGTGAAGGAGCGGGTGTTTTCCTGTATCGCTGTTTTATATGCGTCTGATACGCTGTACATGAGAATCGCTCCTTCCCGTTAATATTCCTTCAGCGTGAAGCTGACCTTCCATAAGCCCTTATTACTGGTGTCATGGGCAAGGGAAACCTTGAAACCGTCCATATACATCTCGCGGTTTTCCCTGACCATCGTCTCTGTATTGAAAAAGTCCACGGAGAGCCGAGGAAGGCTCCGCATCGCAGACAGGGTTTTAAGCCATGCGGGAGACACCTGAAAGGCCACGGATATTTCTGCCACGCCGGAACGGACAATATCCCTCTGGGTAGTGCCTGCCTCGGTCTCTCCGGAAGAATCTGCCTCCACATCGGTAAGAGATAAATCGTATGAAGTCGGAAGCGGCATCTCCGTGCCGTCAATCCGCAGATATTTTGTAAATGCCATCATCTGCCTCCTGACCGGAGCGCCATCCGCTGCTGGGCTGTGACAATCGTCTCGTCAAGCAACGTGCCTCCAAGATAAACCGGGATGGTGATATCGCCTCCGCCGCCGACTCCTGCAAGAGCGGTAACGATAGCCGAGGTCTGTCCGGCCACGGCATCCTGAATCATCCCGCGAAGGGAATCGACGCCTACCACAGCCTCGGCACCGGCTTCTCCTCCGCCGAGAAGGTTTCCGTTCTTATATCCGAAGATGGTCGGCGAGTTCAGTATCATGCCGTTCTCCATAGCTTTTCTGTACCAGCTCACGCTGACTTTCGGAACAGAGCCGCTTTCAGCATCGAACTTTCCGGACATACTAAAATGCGGAACCGCTACGTGCTGATTAAAGGAAAACCGGGTATTTGAAAACTGACTCTGTAATGACCGGATAGCGGATGTTACTGACCGCATGACTTGATTCATGATCTGAGTCACCTGGTTCGGCAGCGAATTCATCCCGTTCTTTACACCGTTTGTTATGGCCGTTCCGACATTCTGTCCTGCGGTCTGCGCCGTGCCTCTCGTGTTGTTCACGGCATTAACGCCGTTCGTCATCGTGGTCTTGATGTTCGGCACGAACTGTGTCATCCCGTTCTTCGTCCCGTTTGTCACCGCCTGACCGATATTCTCACCGGCAGTCTGGGCATTGCCCGTCTGCCCGGTTATGAATGATATGAAATTACCCACAGCGTTCTTCGCTATGTCGGTCAGCCCATCGAGAGCGCCTTTGACCACGCTCACGGAAGATACCATTGATTCGAGGGAAGACGCTGCTTCCGATGCGGTATCCGCTATCGCAGAAACCGAAAGAAGCACACCGTCCACCGCAGCCATCAGAAGAAGCATCGCGGCGGCATTCGCAAGGACAGCGACTGTATTTGCAAGTATCGCCACGGTAAATGCCAGAACGGCTGCCGTACCTGCGATGGCAGCGACCGTATTAGCAAGGATCGCAGCCGTTGAAGCAAGGACAGCGACCGTGTTTGCAAGAACTGCGACAGTTGAAGCCAGCACAGCAACTGTAAATGCAAGCGTGGCAGCCGTACCCGCAAGCACGGCCGCAGTATTTGAAAGCCACGCAGCCGTTGACGCAAGGACAGCGACAGTATTGGCAAGAACAGCGACAGTCGAAGCCAGTACCGCTACAGTATTAGCCAATATCGCTACGGTCGAAGCCAGTACCGCGACCGTATTGGCGAGGATCGCCACAGTTCCGGCAAGCCAAGCTACGGTGTTTGCAAGTATGGCGACGGTCCCCGCAAGGATCGCCACGGTGTTCGCAAGAACCGCTACGGTATTTGCCAAAACTGCTACCGTGGAAGCAAGCACAGCTACCGTCCAAGCAAGCGTCCCGGCAGTGAGTGAAAGCACCTGGACGGCGAGAGCCCCGACCGCTGCAAGATTCGTCTGAACCGCCACATTGTTTGCCATGACCGCTATGGTGTTAGCAAGGACCGCTGCGGTATGCGCCAGCACAGCGACAGACAGAGCAAGCACGACCACGGTGAGAGCCGCAACCGCCACAGCGGCGACGAGGAACTCTGCGTCAGCCGCAAGAAGCGGAACAAGGAGTGCTGCCAGCCCTACCGTGAGAGCAAGACAGGAAGCCGTCAAAGCGATCATCGCACCTGATATCTCAAGAAGCGCGACAGCCGCTGTGCCTCCGTATTCAGCGATGAGCGGCAGCTGCTGTACGAACTGCGTGAGCGCAAGGATAATCAGCGAGATGCCTGCGGATACCATCAGCACAGCCGCTCCGAGGGCGAGAAGCCCTACCGCCGATACCGTTGCCGCAGAACCGATAGCTGCTATTGCAGCCGCCATGCCTACGCCGACTCCTGCGAGAAGTACAAAAGCCGCAGCAGCTCCCGGACCCGCCTCTGCCACTTTGACAGCGGAGTCGGCTATGAGTTTTATCGCAACGCCGACCAGGGCGAGGGATGCGCCGATTGCCACAAGCTGAAGTGCCTGTCCCGCCAGCGTTCCGAATGAGGACGCCGCTGAAGATACTCCGCCGGCTGCCGTACCTGCCGAAGAGCCGAGTGAACCGAGCGAACCTGCCGTCCCGGAAACAGATGATGCCGCCGATGACGCTCCGCTTGAAAGACCGGTCAGTTTCCCGACCAGCCCACTGATCCCGCCGGTTGCGCCACTCATCTTTGAAACCAGTCCGCCGATGCCGGATGTGATCTTTCCGATACCTGTGATTGCCCGTCCTCCGACCGAAAGCACGGGTCCGACCGCCGCCGCGATAAGAGCGAGTTTTACGATTGCCTCCTGCATACCAGGAGAAAGACCGTCCCACGCCGTCTTGAGGTCTTTAACTACTCCCGATACGGTCTTCAGCGCATCAACAATCATGGGACCGGCACTCTCGACCAGATCGGCGCCTATGACCTTCAGCTGGTTCATTATCGTGGTAAAACTGTCTATCGGGTCCTGCGCTTCCGTGAATGTATTACTTACGCTGCCGGAGAACTCGCTCATGGAAGCCGTCAGTCCGTCCAGGGAGAGCGTCCCCTGTTTTGCGGCATTGTAAAACTGTGAACCTGCCTTTGCTCCGAACAGGTCGATGGATGCGTTCAGTTTTTCCGTATCTGATGCCCCGGACTGCATGGTGGCGTTCCACTGCTGCATCGCCTGGTCAAGCGTGATACCGTCGTCAGCCGCTTTCTTCAGAGCGGTCTTCAGACCCGTCATCGCTGCGGTCGTATCCATGCCGGACATTTCCACCTGTCCGAGGAATTGTGCGGCCTGCGTTGCGTTAAGCCCCATCTCCTGTAGGGATGCGGCATTCGTACTCATGAGCGATGCAAGCTGATCCATGCCGATGCCTGTCGCCTGTCCGACAGAGTTCAGGACATCCAGCATCCCGGATGCGTCCTCCGCCGAAAGTCCGAAGGCGGCAAGGACAGACTGCACATTATCAATGCTCGTGGAAACATCCGTATCGTTCAGGTCCGCAAATTTGATGAACTGGCCGGAGAGCTCCTCGAGGGCGTCCCCGGTCAGTCCAAATCTTGTGTTCACTTCGCCGATGGCAGCACCGGCGGTCTGAAAATCTGTGGGTATTTCCGCAGTGAGGTTTTCAAGAATGCCCTGCATATCTTCGAGGGCTTTTCCCGACGCACCTGTCTTTTTGACAATGGTATCCATCCCTGCGTCAACCTCTTTGAAGGCGGCGACGGATGCGACGCCGACCGCAACAATGGGTGCCGTTACACCTTTTGACAGGGAATCGCCCACGCCGGATATTTTCTTTCCGGTCTCCTCCATGCGCTTTCCTGCGTTTTGGAGGGTCTGGCCGATATTCGTATCGGTTTCCCTGCACTGAGCCTCCAGGCGTTTCAGTTCTTCCTCCGTGGCGACGATCTCGCGCTGCCATGCGTCGTACTGCTCCTGTGTGACCGTCCCGTTAGCGAGTCCCGCGTCCATCTGTTCCTGCACGGACTTCAGCTGTGTCAACTTATCCTTTGTTTCCTCCACAGCCTGTGAAAGGAGCTTTTGTTTCTGGGCAAGAAGCTCCGTATTCTTCGGATCAAGTTTCAGGAGCTTTTCCACGTCCTTCAGCTGCTGCTGCGTGTTCCGGATGTCCTTGTTTACGCCGGAGAGGCTTTTTGACAGACCGGTGGTGTCGCCGTTTAATTCAATTGTTATTCCTTTGAGCCTGTCTGCCATGTTCCTGCCTCCTTAGAAATTGTCGAAATCCGCCTGGGACGGGAGCTGGCTGTATGTTTCCCTGTCATTTGCGGATTCAACGATCATGTCGTATATCATTCCTTCGTGGAGCTGTTCCATCTCGTCCAGCGTCAGCCCCAGTTCCTTGGCCCGCAGAAGATATACGGCTGTGTTCAGCTTTCGGTCTGTGGGCCGCTGGCTTTTTTTAAGCTGGAAGTGGTCTCGCGGTTGCCGAGATAAAGCTGGATGAACGTGACGGCGTTCTTCAGAAGCTCGATAGGCTGGAACTGGTCGAGCCAGTCAAGGTAATCGTCCATGCCCATGTCAGACATTTGAACGCCCTCCGCCTGACGGTTCATCACATAAGCCAGTTTTCCGACCGCGTCCATGTGGCCGGATGTTGCGATGTTCTCCATGATACGGAGTACCGTCCCGGTCTCGTCATCGACTTTTTTGCCCTCTGTAATGGCTGCAGCCGTGTTCAGGTCGTCCGTTCCCACGGAATTCCAGAGCGCGGTGATCTCCGCCATGATCTCATCACCGAATATAGTCTTGAAACGAACAGCTGTCGTTCCTGTCGCCTTGAAGGAAAAGGACTTCTCTTTGCCGTCCTCAAGAGCCATTTTGATATCTGTTTTCATAAGTACCTCCTGTTGAAAAGGAGCGGGGATTTCTCCCCGCCCGTGTTATCATTCTTACTCGACTGCGTAGTTGTCTACGGCAGGAGTTTCTGTCGCTGCCTGCGGTTCATACACGGTGTTGTACCATCCGTTATAGGTAGCGTCGGATGTGTTTTCTCCCGTCTTTGCCTTTACGATGCCACTCGGCAGAGGGGACGCCGTAATGGTCAGCGTTTCCGTCTGAACCTCTGTAGAGTCCTCTTTCGTATTGCCGGAAACGGAAGGTCTCGTCGCGCTGCAGTAGTACATGACATGGCGGATCTTCCTCTTGTCGCCGGAGAACTCGAAGAGCAGGGCAAAATGCTCAGGCTCGACATCCTTGTTCTCCACGATGACGCCGTTGGCATCCTCCGTTTCATGCATGACATCCGTAAGAAAGCTCTCGGGAATGAGGGCAATCTCAAGATCGCCGGAATAGCCGTTGTTGTTGGCGACCATGTAATAAACGCCGTCATCCGCATAGAACGGGCTGTTTTCTCCCTCCGCATCCAGCGAAAGAGAGACCGCACCGGGCATTGCCACGGGCGTTCCGAAGGTGACGGTGCCGCCCTCGCCGAGCGTGGCGATGGCATAGTGGCAGTTCTTAAGGCCGAATTTGACCTTGTTTCTGTTTGTGTTAGGCATTTTCATATCCTCCTATAATCTGCGTTTGATATAAAACTTCATACATTTTTTCTGTTTCGAGCCATACCTCGGTTTTCACCCAGGGAAGCTCGTTCGTACAAAGGATCGTTTCGATCCTCATTTCTGTATCCGGGTCTTTCCTGTCCGTATAGAGTTCGACATTCAGCTGGTCGATCTTCTCAAAAACAGTGTCGTCAGCAAATACGTTGTCGCTCCCCGGAAACAGAAAGATGAGGAAAGGCGGGTCGGGAGACTCGCCTTCCGCAAAGTGGTCGTATGCAAGAGGAAGTCCCGCTCCCTCAAGGATTCCTACTATTTCGTCATAAGTCATGACCCGCCTCCAAGTTTCTTTTTTATCTCATCGACAAGTTTCTCTTCTCCTCGCTGTTCGGCAGCCGCCAGATGCGGTCTTGCCGCGACTCTGCCGCCTCCGCGTTTTGCGTGTCCGTGTTCCAGGAGATGCGCGATCTGGTAGCGGTTCCGGGAATAGATTACAAGGTCGATGGTTCCGGAATCCTCATGCATGGTTTTGACCGCCCAGCTTTTTGCGTATTTCCCGGTGCGTACCGGAGCGGATGCCTGGATATCCTTCTGAACAGATTTTGCCGTATCCTTCACGGCCTGTTTCATATCATCCGCGGCGACCTCGGCATACTTTTCCAGCTCCTCCATGATGGCTTCGCCCATCTCATCGATTGATACATTCCTGCTCATGCTTTTTTCTCCAGTTTGCAGTTGAATTTCAGGCTGTTTCGTTTGTAGCCCATTTGATTGACGTAGGTGATGTTGTAGGTCTTGCCCTCTGCAATGATCCGGTACTTCGTGGATTCCACGGCGGCAAGCTCGGAGCAGTACCGGCAGGTAAAGTCCAGCGATTCCTCCGGGTTTATCACGACGCCGGAGGATTCCGAGCCTGTGCTTGTCCCTACGGTCGCCCAGCAGGAGAAGTAATCTGTCCAGACGGTCTTGTGGTTCCCGTATTTATCCACGGTCACGGTATTGGCCTGAAATGTCACCCGGACTCTCATAGCTGCTATATTCATGAAAACGCTCCTTCCCGTATGGCAAAGAGGAGGGAGCGCAGCGTCATGGTAAGCGCATGATGGTCGGCTTCCTCCCTGTGCTCGAATAGATAAGCACAGGCATAAAGGATTGCCACCTTCATGGTTTCCCGGATCGCTGTCAGTTCCTCCTCGGTGTAATCATCAGAAGAAGTGTCCTCCGAATCGACCACGGCCCATTGCGCGTCCGTGAGCCTTGCCACATCGACGCACAGCCTTATGGCGGACGATAAGAGGATGCCGACCGTGGCATCCTCATCCGCCGAATCTACACGCAGATAAGCCTTTGCATCATCAGTTGAAATCAGTGCCACGGTCGTTCACCTCCCTCGATCAAGAACCGGAAGTTGCCTTCATGTCGAGAATCTTGATGCCTTCCGCAAGGATCAGCTTGCCGTCGACACGCTCCGTGCAGGTGAAGCCGACCTGACCGTTGGTAGCGTAGAGCTCATTCAGACGCTTGATGGTGCGTCCGGCTCTGTCAGCGATCCAGTAGCAGGAGAAATCGCCGAAAGCGATAGCCCTTGCACCTGCCGCCATCACAGGCACCTTCGGAGAGGTGTAGAGCGGGAAGCCGAGCAGTCTGTCAGGCTCACCTGCGGTCAGGGAAGGCTGCCACATATATGCGCCGTTGCCGTCCTTGAGCTTCCTGATGGCTGCGACCGTGGCGTCGTTCATAAGGAACTTTGCCTTGCCGCGGTACGGTGCTTTCAGGGAATACACCAGGCTGATGAGTTCGTCAGCCGTGATTGCCGTAGCGGATGCTGCGGTCAGGCCGGAAGGAGCGCCGCCTGCGTTTGCCGCGATGAAGAGCCCGGTCGGTCTGTCGATAGCCGTTGCGCCGCTCTGGATCGCGCCGTTGATGAAGGCGTCCTCCTCGGCTTCGCCGAAGGCACGACCGAATTCCTCGGAGATGTAGCCCTCGATATCGAAGAAGCTGTCGGAAAGCAGCTCATCGGAAACCTTGATAAGGTCGGTGAGCTTGTAGGCGTCAATGCTGGTCTGACCAAAAGTCGGATTGCTTTCGGTGTAGGCACCGTTCTCAGCCGTCCAAGCAGCCTGGGTGTGACCGTTCGCAACGGGAATCTTACGCTCATTCTGCGTGGTGATGATCTTGCAGCCGATGGTACGCATGATGTTGTTCTCATCGAGAGCCTTCACAAGGGTGTGCTCGAATTCGATAGGAACAAGGTAGCCGCCGTTGCCATCGGTGCCTTCCTCCAGTACGTCACGAACGACAGGATTGCCGGGATGACGGATGTTGTCCCAGAAAGCCTTCTTGTAAGCAGCGGAAGCCCTGCCTGTTTTTTCATCCGCCTTGTCGCCGGTCTTGCCGGGAATGTTGGTGATGGGTGCGGAAGTGGGCTGATTGAGCATCTTCTCAATCTCGTCCTGACGCTGCAGGCGCTCGATGTCGCGGGTGAGGTCGGTGACTTCCTTTTCCATCTTGTCGTAGGTCGCGGCATCCTCCGCAGAGACCATGCCGCCGTTCTGAGAGTGGGTGTTAAGAAAAGCCTTTGCAGCCTCCCATGCCTTCGCTCTCTTTTCCATGAGTTCCATAATCTGAGTCATAATAAAAATCCTCCTTTAATGTGCGAGAAGCGAAAGGCGCTTCTCAAGATCGGTAACGGGTACCATGTTTTTATTTGCCTCCGGCTTTTTCTTGGGGATAAGCCGTGAAAGCAGCGAATCAGTGACAGCCTTGCGGGAGAAGAGCATCTCCGTATCGGCATCATCGTCCAAGGCAGGCTCCTCGCCGTCCTTGAACAGAATCTCGTCAGCGAAGCCGAGCTTTACGGCCTCCTTGGCGTTCATCCATGTCTCGGCATCCATCAACTGTGAAATCTTGTGGCGGGAAAGCCCGGACTTGATCTCGTAGGCGTTCATGATGGATTCCTTGACTTCATTCAGCATGTCGATGGCTTTCTGCATCTCCTCGGTATCGCCGATGGCGATGGTCGCAGGGTTGTGGACCATCATCATTGCCACAGGGCTCATGCAGACCTTGGTACCGGCCATAGCGATGACGGATGCCGCCGAAGCAGCAAGGGCGTCGATCTTGACCGTTACGTCATGCGGGTAGTCCATCAGCATGTTGTAAATCTGTGCAGCAGCAAAAACATCACCGCCCGGAGAGTTAATCCAGAGGGTGATGTTCCCATCGCCGCTATTCAGTTCATCTTTAAAAAGCTGTGGTGTTACTTCGTCTCCGAACCACGTCTCATCAGAAATTTCCCCGTCGAGGTAGAGTGTTCGGTCGCTGCCGAAGGTATCCGGCTCCTCGTTTCGCACCCAATTCCAAAACTTTCTGGTCATAGTGCCTCCTTGTGTTTTCGCCGGGTACGCTCACTTTGCTGTGGCTGTTCCGGCTCTTGTTCTGTTTCTTCCTGTGTTTCATCCGGTTCCTCCTCCGTTGTTGTGGTGGCTGCAAAGATGCCTGCGTCCTTGAGCTTTGTCATGTTGCCGTTTATAAGATACAGGTCGCCGCCTTCCTCTTCCGGGATACGGTCGAGGTTTTCAAGCTCCCTGATATCGTTGGCGCTCATCCAACCATTCTGCCGTCCGACAGCGTAGCCGTTCATGCGGCTCTGGTAGTCGCCGCGAAGAAGCCCGTCCACATTGAACTTAAAGAAGTATTCCTTCTTCTCATCCAGGGAGAGAAGCGCCCGCTGCATGGACTGTTCCCAGCGGCAGACCCACGGGTCGAGGGTGTATTTCACGAACTCCAAGGACTGCTGCTCGATATTTGAAAAGCTCGATTTCTCAAGGTCGCCGATCATGTGAGGCGGGATGCGGAAGATTCGGGCGATCTCATTGATCTGGAACTTTCGCGTCTCCAGGAACTGCGCCTGCTCCGGTGAAATGGAGATAGGCGTGTATTTCATGCCTTCCTCAAGGACTGCCACCTTGTTCGCATTTGAACTGCCGCCGAAGGCCGAGTTCCAGCTTTCCCTGACACGCTCCGGGTCTTTTACCACGCCGGGATGCTCTAAGATGCCGCCGGGCGTTGCACCGTTAGCGAAAAACTTGGCTCCGTATTCCTCACAGGCAATCGCCATGCCGATGGAGTTCTTTGCCATCGCAATTGGGCTGTAGCCCACAAGACCGTCAAAGCCAAGCCCCGGAATATGGAGCACATCGCTTGGTGAGAGCCTGACGCGGCTGCCGTCCATCGTGTGCGCGTCATCCTGCGAGGTCTGGTATTCGTAGTAGAGGTGGCCGTCTTTGTCACGGTCGACTGCCATGCGGTTCGGCATAAGCGGATACAGTGCCACGACCTCGCCCTTGCCGTTTCTGATGATCTGCGCGTAGGCATTTCCCCAGAGGAGCAGGTGCGTCATGAGCGTTTCCCGGAAGACAAAGGATGTCATTTCCGGGTTCGGCTCATCGTGCAGGATGAAGTAGAGCGGGTGGTCGGTCGCTTTTTCCTTGCTGCCGTTCTCACCGTATCTGTACAGATGGATCGGAAGTCCTGCAATCGCCTCGGAAAGAATCCTCACGCACGAGTAAACCGCCGTCATCTGCATAGCGGAGCGTTCCGTTACAGCCTTGCCGGAGGTCGTACCGCCGAAGAAAAAGCGGTAGGAGCTGCCGGAGGTCGAGTCCCTGGGCTT